ATTCCAGGTTGAAAATTTAATTGAGTTAATGGCATAAATTTATACTATTTTTTTGTTATTATATATTAAATAAAAGAAAGAAGTAAGCCTATTTTATAGCTTTTTCCAAGTGTCTGGACTAGGTATATTATGTTCAGATTTAATACCTTTTTTCATAGTAAGTAAAATATCTCCTGAAATAGATATTCTTGGTTTTTCTTTACTATTTTTACCAGTTTCATGAAACATCATAGATGGAAATATAATTATATTACCTGTCTCTGCTGGATATTCAGCTTTACTATAATTATTTTGATCCCACTCTGTAAAATATGGTTCTCTTTTTGGTATGTTTAATCCTACTTTATGAGCATCATCATCTAATAAAAATAAATTACCTTGTTCGTGAGCTTGAGGATAATAGACAAAACTAAAATGACTACTCATGTGTCTATGATAAGCTATATGTTGATCTTTTATAGATAGTGTAGCCCAAGATTTTGTTATATAAATTTCAAATAAATCTAAATTATATTTTTGAGCTAATAGACAACCTTCAATTACTTTTGTTATTTCATTATAAAGTTCTGTAAATCTTTTATCAGTATGTAAGTTATCATCAATAGATTGTAAATCTTTTGCTTTTATATCTGTAGTTTTAGAATATTGAGAATTGGTAGGAGTTATATTATTTATTATAATAGGTAATATTTTTTTATTAATCTTTTCAAAATTTTCTAATTTAGTTATATAAATAGGATAACCAAACCATTTAGATATATTAGCCATCTAGTTTTCCCATAGAATCAAACCATACATAGCTATTTAATTTAGATATAAATTTTTCCATATCATTATCTTTTACTATATAAACGTCAGTTTCTACGCAAAAATTTTTAATTGCTTCATATCTATGATGACCATCTAATAAAATATTATTAGTATCAATAGCTAAAGGACAAAGTAAACCATTAAGTTTTATTTCAATTTCTAGTTGATCTATTAATTCTTGATTATTATTTTCTTGATTAGGTTTAATATCTTTTATTTTAACTTTTTTAATTAAACTTTCAAATATAATTTTTTTAGGTTTTAAATACAATTATTGAACTCTTAAAAATCTATATTGAATTTCTCCACTACCACCGTCAGCTCCAACAGTAGAACCAGAATTTACTTGTGCTGCTCCACCACCACCTCCAGAACCTCTAGTTCCTGCTCCACCGTTAGTTCCAGCACCAGATGATGATCCGCCTGTTCCTCCAGAAATATTTCCAGCATAAGAAGTTGCACCAGTAGATCCACCTATTCTACAGTTATCTCCACCACAATTTCCATTATTATCACCAGAAATACCACTACCAGATTGATTAAAAGTTCCAACAGGACCACCAATTAAAGTTGTTACACTTTTTGTAGTGCCATCAGAATCTCTAAAAGTTCCTGAAGTTAGTGCAACAATTACAGTTGCTGATCCACCAGAACCTGCTGAATTACTTCTTAAAGGACCTTGAACTCCTCCATTAATACCACTTGATCCACCACCTCCTGTTAATGAAAATATAGCACCTGTAGTAGAACCTGAAATACTAGATGTTCCTCCACCACTAGCAGTAACATTAAATCCTTTACCAGCTCCACTACCAACAGAACCAACAGCATAAGTTATTGTTTCACCTTCAGTTACTGTAAACACTTTATCAGATATATAAGCTCCTGATCCACCTCCGCCACCAGATGATTCACCACCTGCTTTATCATAATCAGCACCACCAACAGCTCCACCGCCAGCTCCGACTGCAGCTTGAATATGCATTGCATTAGCTCCTTGTGGAACAGTTATTGTTCCAGAACCTGAACTTATTGTTTGAACAGTGCTTGCTTGAAATGCTGCAAATACTAATTTCCAAACACCTGAAACTTTTCCATAAATTTCGTCTGCTTCTTGCCATGTACCAGAAACTTTTGCATAAGCATTATCTATTTCTTCAAATGTTCCAGAAACTTTTCCATAAGTATTAGCCATTATGTTCTTACATACCCTAGTGCTTCATCACTATTAATTTTTTCTGGATCTGATAAAATATCAATTCTTGTAATTGATATTACATTTCCTTTTTCTTTTTTAAATTCTTCTTCTACAGTTTTAATGTTAATAGAAGATGTATAAGTTTCTTCTAAATTAGAATTCTCGCTAGTAGAGAAATAAAATTTATAAACAGCCATTTAAGCTCCTATGAATATTTAAACCAGATATCTCCATCATTTCCACCAGATGGACTATTAGTACTTATTGTAAACTTTCTTTGAAGTTTTGCTGCTGTCACAGCGTCATTTACTATTTTTGCTGTTGTAATTGCATCATCTGGTATTTTTGCTGTTGTTACATTATCATCTAAAATTAAAGCAGTTGTAATTGCATTATTTGCAATTTTTGCTGTTGTTACATTAGCATTAAGAATTTTTGCTGTAGTAATTGCGTCATCTGCAATTTGTGCAGTTCCTATGCTTCCTTGTAAAGTATTTAAATTAACTGCAGTAATATTAGTACCATCTGAATATGCAGCACTCATTTTACCTTCATCTAAAGTAAAACCTGTTCCACTTACAGTTTTAAAAGTTAAACTATTTCCACTATGTGTAGTTGCGTCTTGTAATATATAAAATTTTTCTATACCATTAGGTACTAAAACTTGTCTAGCTGCTGCTAAAGTTCCAGTAAATTTTAAAATCATATTTCTTGCATTAGAAACAGAAGCATCTGTCATTACTAAAGTAACATCTGATGAAGCAACATCTATTGATTGATAACCAGCAATAGCTTGTTGTATAAGATTTAGATTATTATTAGTTTTATCACCCCAAGTACTAGCATTTTCTCCAGTAGCCTGAAGCTCTAATTTAAGGTCTGATGAATAAGATGAAGCCATATAATTTTATACTCCTATTTTGTCTTTTTGTAAATTACTAAATATTTGTCCATGTGTAATTTCCTCCCGGAGGAATAGGATCCCAAAATCTTAAAGTAGCTGGTATAACAGTTATTTGTTGTCCTGCAATATCAACTGTATTTCCAGTACTTGTTATTACTGAAGATAATGTTATTGTCATTTCTTGACCAGTTATACTTAATACATTAGAAGTACTTGTTATAACTGTACCTGTATTTGTATTAGCAGCCTGTCCTACAATATTAACCAAATTAGATGTACCCGGGATTATAGTACTTAATCCAGTAATTAATTCTTGACCTGTTATTCCTATAAAATCATTTGTAGATAAAATAAGATTACCTACAGATGTAGTTACTTCTAATTCTGGAACTACAATAGTCATACTTCCATCACCAGATATTGAGTAAGTTCCTATTGATGTATTTACTTGTTGACCAGATATAGGTATTAATAAATCTGATTCAACAATAACTGAATTTACAGAAGCATTAATTTGTTGACCAGTAATAAGATAAGAAGATATTGTATTAACAATACCTAAAGAAATAGTTGATTGTTGACCTGATACATTTATAATAATATCGCCACTACCTAATGAGGCTATTGGTGCTTGTGATATAGCATTAAGACCTAACAATTTAAACTCCTATAATTTTTAAAGGAAGCAAGGAAATGTGGTGGTGCCTTGCTTCCATCAAAGATTATATCATCGTTTAAACCAAGAAGGAAGTCCTAAATGAGGTCTTTTATCAAACATATTATCTTTAGCACCAACAGTTTTACGATTATTATAATGTAAAAAAACTTGTACACATTCTTTGCCTTTAAATTTATTTCTCCAATGTTCTAATTGACAACCAGAATAAACTAACATATCACCTTGTTTTAAATCTACTTTAATACCTTTTTTACCAATTTCTCCTGATGGTTCTAGATATATTGGCCAGTCATCACCAGCAAGATTCATGGTCGTAGATATCTCACAACTAAATCTATCTTTGTGTCTTTTTAAAATATCACCTTTTTTATAAATTCTTGCGTAAGTATAAGCTGGGTATAATTTAAGACTTGTTGCTTCTTCCATTTTAGATTGGCATTTTAACATTAAAGTTTCCATAGCTATATTAGAATACTGACTGTAAGTTTCTGGTATCTGTTCATCTCTACCTTCATAGTGACCTATAATATTTTCAAAAGGTGAAATATATCTTTGTGCTCTACAAGTATCATAAACTTGTTTTTGCATTAAAAAATAATTTGCAACAAAGCTAGCCAAGTCTTTTGATATTGCTTGACGAATAATTGTATACTTTTTCTCTTTAAACATCCTTAGCCATTTCTTTTGGCACTGCTTGTATATTCCAATGTATAAATCTAAAAGGCTCAAGTCCAAAATCTATACTAAACTCATGTTCTAAAAATCCTGGAAAGATAATTAATGTGCCTGGTGTAGGTTTAAAATGAATTAACTCGGATCCAGCTAATACACCTTTTTGATCTTTCATTTTTAATTTTGTAGCACGTGCTCCAGTACGAGGTTCGTGAAATACAGGGTAAGATGTTTTATCACTACACTTTAAAAAGTAAAAACCTGATACGTGTTGATTCCAATGTACGTGTGCTGAATGATGGCCACCGCCTTTTTTAGCAAACTCTTGTACCCACATCTCACTAAATAGCGTTGTGTATTGCTGCATATCAAAACCTTGATGGTCTAAATACTCCCAAGACTTTTGACCAATGTAATTTCTAAAATCTAAAAAATCATTGTCAACTGTTAGTGGTGTTGAGTGATATGATCTTCCAAAGTCACCAAACTTTTTTATATGTGTTTTAGCTTCTGGAAAATTTCTAGCAGCTTTAATATATTTATTAGATGCTTTTGTTAATGATTTAATAAACTCTGGTTTTTGTTCTGACCAAATAGTTGTGTTAAAGTAATTATTTATATACATTATTTAAAAGGCCTTCCTAAATGCCAAACAACAAGACTATATCTTGTGCCAGCAGTTACTGGTTTAACTCTATGCCATACAAAAGAAGGAAATACAATAATAGATCCTTTAGGTAAAATCTCTTTTGCTCTCCTTAAGTGTTGACTTTCATCTCTCATATGTGGATCGTAGTTTCTAAAATCAAATTCTAACTCACCACCTTTATATTCTGAACCATCTGTTAATTGACAAGTCATAGATAGTTTTCGAATCTTACCATTGTCAGGAGCATCTTTGTTTTTTCTTTCATATGGTTTTTCCCAACTATCACAATGCCAATCATAATATTGATTGTGTTTGTATTTTGTAAACTGACAAGATTCAGATCTATCCCATTCAAAGTTCCATCCAGCTCTTGCATTTGCTTCGTGAACATATGGGTGTAATTCTTTATAGATCCATGTATCATTCAACCATACTAAATCAGAGTTTCTTTTTCTTTTTAAATTTTTAACTTCTTCTTTTTTTAATTTTTTATCACCATAACCACCTGTTCTAGCCATTACTTCTTTTTGTGAATTTGCATAAGCTATTACATCATCACAAAATTTTGGTGTGAGTGCTGCAGGAAAATGCCAGTAGTAATTAGATATATTCATAAGTTATTGTTTGAACAAAGTTTAATGAATCTTTTTGATT